TGCCATAGCACCATACTGTGTAGCCATAGCAGTTTCCACAGATGCTATTTTAGACCCAATTAATCCACCATTTAATGCTGCTGATATTGATGAAGAAATATAAGCTAATGCTTCTGTTTTAGTAGCGTATGTTAATAACAGATTTTTAATAGAGGCATCATTATTACTTATAGAAGCGTTTAATGTAGTTACCGCAGCCACAAAACTTTCGTAGTCAGTTAACTTTTTTATTGCGTAAGAGTCATAGTCATTTTTAGCTATTTCTAATTCGTCTAAAGCACGTAGTATGTTAGTATTGATGTTGTTTATAGTAGTGTGTATATCAATAGCACCAGTGCTTAAATCATTTATTATGGTAGTTATATCACCTATTACATTATTGTAATACTCTGTTATATTAGTAGTATTTATTACATAACCTTTTAGTCCTGCTATCTTACTATCTATTAACTGATTTAGGTAAGTTATTAACCAGCCTGGCATATCTGAAGGGTTGATAACGCATGCGTCACCTACCACACTAAACTCATTACTACTGTAATTGCACATTATATCATTTGACATACACTTTTCCTATATGAGCGGTAAATTCCCCATTAGCTGCTGTAACGGCTTTAAGCATTATTCTATAAGTAGCTATATTATAATACCTATCTGCATGAGTACCTACTTCTTTATTTAGAGATGACGATTCGTTTGCTGTAATAGTTAAACCTACTTTACCACCTATAGCGTTAACTACATGTAATGGCTTACTGAGTACTACTTCTTCTGTATCTAGATCTATAATATTAGCTGTAAAGGTATCACTACTACTAATAGACATTGCCTCTATAGAGTGTGATTTTTTGATATTGAAAATGAACTCGTTATTTATGCCTTTAGTAACATTAAATCTCTTAACACCAAGCATAATAACTCCTGCAGATGAAGCACCCCGAAGGGTGCCATAATAAACTACTTAGTCTTCGTAGCTAATAGTGTAGCGCTTACGAATAGTAGTACGACTACTATCACCTACTCGCATGTGATGTGGAATATCAACTTCTTTCAATACGTCGATATGACCTTGCATTACTTCTACTTTCTCACCTAGCGGGATGTATACTGTACCTAAGTCAAACCACTGGTTACCGCAATTAACTACTGCGACAGTAGTTTCACTGTTTTCACGTGTATCATTATCAAATACCATAATAATACGTGTTTTACGTGCAGCAGCTTCTGCATCTTTTGCTTTTTGCCCTAGTGTCTTTTTGACACTAGCGACTTCTGTCTTTGCTGATACTACATTAGTAGTACTAGCTGTATCTTGTTTATCAGCGACTTCTAATGCTTCGTAATGAGCATCAATTAGCTTTTCTAATTCGCTTGCTTTAATATCTTCTGGGTAATCCAGGTTAAGTTGAATAGCCTCTGTTTTTAAGCTGACTAGTGATTTTGCCATTTGCCTAATTCCTCTCGGTTCTTTAGTCGTTTATAAAGTCTGTATTATATATAAAGTATAGGCTCCCCGCAAGAGGAGCCATACTGATTAAAGTTACTTACTAGAAGCTACTTCAATAACTAAAAGCTTTTCTGGCTCTAATATGATGCCAGCATAGAAGAAGTTATAAGAGAAGAAACCTTTTGTACCGTAAGGGTTAACGATACTCACTTCAGCAGGACCTGCAGAGTTAAATGTAATCTTACCTTTACCTTTTAAGCCAACTGTAGCAAATGCATCTTTAGTTGGGAAAAGTACTGGGAATACATCGAACTTAGCATCTGTACCAATAATACCAGTATACTGCAAGTTACCTGCATAACTTGTAGGAACTGTAGCACCGGCTTGACGATACACGACAGCTGCTTCTGATTCGATAAAACGTACATCATACATTGAACCTACTTCACCATCAGCTAGCATAGATGCATCTGCGTACTTCTGTACTGGTTTCCATACGAACTCTTTCTCGTAGCTAGAACCACGTGTAAGGTTTTCCATGTCTTTCTTAACGTCAGAACCGATAATAGCATAGTAAGCTTTACCAACTGTCATGGTATCAATCTTAACAGAGCCTTTTACCAATTCAGTATTCTTACTAGCACGGTTAGCTGTAAGCTTACGAGTAGCGGCACGAACTAAATCGTAGCTAATCATCGCTTCTGCGTCGTCTGTACCGTCTGCAGATACTGAACCGCCTACTGTAGCACGAGATGTAGCAACACCTGAGTACATGCGTGTAGGAGTAGCTAACATGTCTAACTGTAGCAAATCTTCCCAACGACGGTTAGCAAGTTCACCTAAAGACTCACGGTAACGTGCTTGAATAATATCTTCCGAGAACAAATCTACTTCGTCCGAATACTCGGTCATTTCACCATAACGGTTTACTGTTGCTTCTACTGTGATCTTTTTAATGCCTTTTTGGTTAACTGCACCTGCCCCTTCTGCCAAAGCTGAAGCTGTTAAACCTGCCTGTACGTCTGCCAATGCACGACCTGTCAAGTAGCCATATTTAGCAAAGTCCGCTTTAACTGTACCATTTGACTCGAACTGATCGCGGTCGTACATCTTAAGGAACTTACTAATTTTATATGTCTTACCCGAGTTAGTTGGCATCTGTTTAGCAGAAGCAAACTGTTGGTATACGTTTACTGCGTTAGCAGCTTCGATACCAGCACGGTCGTAGTGATGGATGACGGTATTAACACCTGCTGACGCTGTGGTGGTACCATTACCATAAATCTGTGTTGCCATTTCCTAATTACCTCTATTTATTTTGTAAACTCTTATACCACGCATAGTATGACTCGTCTGAATCATCTAAGTAGTCCGTGATACCTTGAGGCTTGCTTGGCCCTGTTTTAGTTGGGGCAGCAGCCTTTCGCTTTGCAGCAGCTTGTTCTGTTGATTTACGGGACACATCTTGTGTCTTAACCTGAGCAACTTTCTGCGCTTGCTGCACTTGTTGTACTTGTCTTGTTTGTTGCACTTCCTGTACAGCTTGAGCTTGCTGCTGCGTAGCTAACTCTCGCTTATGCTCTTTGTAAGCCGCAAAATAATAATCTAAGTCTGAACCAGCATTAGGATTATATACTTTTAACTTATCCGCTATAGGTTGTAGTTTATGAAATAACCCTGATTTAATATCTGCATGTAACCCTTTAATCATTACAGGGTTCTTTTTCATTTCATCCCATGAAGTTTGATCCCATTCTCTGTCAATTACACGTTCTGTAATTACATACTCTGGGTCTAATCTGATTTCATCTACTACGTCTTTAAGCGCGAGAGCATTCTCATCACGACCATAACTTTTAGGTACATAACTTGTATCGTCCGTATCTAATTCGAGGGTATCTACACCTGTTCGTTTTAGTAACGCTGCGATTGCCGCTTTGTCCCCCTTCAGTACATCAATTGCTAAACTAACGTCGTCATGACTCAACCCAGCCTGTTCAATTGCATCTATAGTTTTACGATAAGGTTTAATGGCTTGCATCTTCTTAGTGTAGTCCATTGCCTGAGCAAACACTTTTGGAAATTGAGCTTTTATCTCCTCTTCAGTAAACTTAAACTCTTTACCATTAGCCTTATAACTATATTTCTGTACTGGTTGTACTTCCTGCTTTACATCTACTTTATCTGCAGCAGTTTGTTCTTCTGGAGTTGTTGTGTCCATGTCGGTTACATCATCAACATCTTCTGAGGCTGCTTTATCTTCTGTGCCTGTACCGCTTTCCGCACCATCTAGATCGGATTCTTGAGAGTTATCAAGGTCATCCGATTCTGTAAAATCTTCCTCTGCAGATTCTTCTGCAGTAGTGTTAGTGTCTTCGTTTGCCATATTGACTTTAGCTTCCTTAAAGGCTGTTGCTAATTCGTCATCTGACATATCATATAATTCGTCTTCTGTATAATCACGCATTTGTTACGTCCTCGTCATCCTGTTCTTCTACTACTGAGGTATAGTCCATAGCAATCTGTGCTAAGTACTTGCTAAAATATGAAATAGATGCTAATGTCTCTAAGGCCTCCATTCGCATAATACCACCAACTGCAATAAAACTAGTCTGACGTACAGCGTGATCTTTAATAAATCCATCTAACAGTACCCTAATAAAGTTAGAGTCTGTTTCCATTCCCCGTAGAGCAGAGGCACGTTTGTTAATTTTTTCTAAGTACGCTCTATCTTCTTCGTCTTCTTGTTCTTGTGTGCCGTTACCGCCTACAGCCTTAATAGTACTGAAGTACTCTTTTAGTCGCGCAATAGCAACTAAACGCTCGATAACACCACCACGTAGTCCTTTTTCCATTACGTCAGTATCTATCAACTCACGTAATAAACTATCTACTCTATCTTTAAAGTACCCTTCTAAAACTAAATCATTGAAACCAGGACGGTTTTCTAATGTAGTTAAAGCATTTTTCATCGCTACCCAGTAGCTATTATCTGTAGCGATTAATTCGCTAGAGTTTTCATCAGTTGCAAGATTGCTCATTAAGAGTTCCTTCATTTATTGATTACAAGTTATTAATAATACGTACACATGTACTCATATTAGATTATACATAGTACGTACTATTTGTCAATATATTTATTAAATATATCTATCATCTTAGTTCATACCAGTGAAATACTGCTGACCAAGTAATAGCAGCATCTGCTGTAATTTTAATGGCATAAGTAGTATTAGGATTTAACACCTATTCACCAGTAAAAGAGTTATCCCCTCCTGAAGTATGTGCCCCACCGCCTACTGCTAATATAGTCCTAGTACCTAATACAGTACCATCTGTTATAGTACTATTGCTATGTATTAACATTTCTGCAGGCTTGTCTATTAACCTATTCTTAGCTATAGCTGGAGTTGTAGTTCCTATCACCGTAACTATGGTAGCTTCTATTAAAGATATAGTAACCGGTCCTGCAGAACTTTCTACACTTAGAGCACGAAAGTGTGCTGGAGTAGCTCCTACATTTCCTGTAAAAGTAAAACTACCGCTTACTTCATATACTAATCCACGATGTGTAGTCTGTAGTGTCATTAGTAACTATAAACGGAGAATATCTAGTACCTAGTAGATTCATGTAACATCCTCCAGCACTCATGCACTTTCTATACTGCTACTACCTAAATTTCTTTTAGCCCACACATACATTCCACCCTACCGTTAGTGTATAGTTGTCCAATAGTAGTTTTAAAACCTGACTCGCTGGGAATAGCATCATCTGTCACAGCTATACTAACTATGTCGTTAAACTATAAGGCTGCTACTTTGTTAACTATTAGCGTATAGCCTACTTCTTGTAGCATAACAGTATACGTGGTTAGCACTTATTTCCCTTTCGGCTTACGCATCTTTTTATCTTCCTTTTATTTTGGTGCATCTATAGTTCCTGCACAGTAGTTAGTAATCGTATTACTACCTTTATCGTATATTGCAGCTAGACTACCAATTACATCCCACCTTGGCCCATAGCAGCTAAACCTTGGTCATCCATAGGAATACTACCTTGTCCCATACCACCTGCTGTAGGACCTTGCTGCTGTGCCATTTGACCCGCCATAGCTACTGCTTGATCTACCAACTGCTGAGGAATACCTGCTTCTATTAGCTGCTGTGGTGTGATACCTTGCATAATTAACTGCACCAGCTCTTCTACAGTAGGCATTTGATCGCTGCTACCTGCCTGTGTAGCACTACTAGACTGACTTAACTGCTCGGCTAAACCTGGTTCCATTTCGCCCATTTAATGACTCCTTATTTACTAATTAATTTGTAGTACTATAGTATAAATGTAAATATATAGTTGGTACTAAGTACTACGTGTTATTATTATAACTTAAATTATTTATTAAGTCTGTTATTTTTATTATGTTCCAACTTTTTGTCATTCTGCATAGCCTTTACTGCTTCTACATCTAATTTAGCTTTATGATCTAGTACTTTATGTTCTAAATTATAACGATGGTCTGCATCTTTCTCTGCTAACTTAGCCTGCAGTTTAGCTATCTCCTTTCTAATCTCTGCTGCTTCATTCTCGCCTGAATCTATTTTTAAGAACTCTAGGTCTGTCTTATCAGCGTTACTGTGAATTAGTCTAGCTTGCGCTTCATCTCTGGCTGCTCTTGCTAACTTAACTTGTCTATCAATATTATTCTCTGCGGCAATACTTTCGTTACGTTTAATCTCAGACATTCCTTTCTGAATCTCTATCTGCAGTCTTTGTAACTCTAGTTGCTTCAGCTGTTCTTGTACTTTGTCTGGTTCTGGTTTAAATTCTCTAACTGTCTTAGCTTGATCTGGCATTCTACCTAGCTCTAAAATCTGTGCCATTAACTCTTGAGTAATTTCTGGAGCCACTGTATTACCTAACGTCTGTAATAAGAAACTTAACTCTTGTGACTTAGCACTTTGATCTTCCATAGTAGCAATACTTAAATCTATATCTATACTTCCACTTAAATCATCTCTACGTACTGGTACAAATTGCTCGTTAGTAATACGAACTACTTCTTCGTCCTCTAAGAACTCTGAGTTGTATGCCATCCACTTACGCAGTAAAGGTTTAATTAAATTCTCTGCAATATTACGAACGATATGCATCCTACGTACGGATTGAGCATCCATAGCACCCCTAGCGGAAGTAGCAGTATTATGGGTAAGAATAAACCTATCAGTAACTGCAAATAATTTATCTTCACTATCCACCGTTAAGCAGCGCATAAGCACATTATCTACTTTCGTCATAGACGTAATTCGTACTGTCTTACATCTAGGTGCATTCCACCCTTCTGCCTTACGTGTAATCTTGAATGGGTTACTCCAAGGAGTAAATCCTATCTCATATATATCTCTTCTAGACCATACCATCTTTGTACCGGTAGCAAGTGAGTGGCGTAGCTTAGCCTCGTTAATCTTATCCATGTCTTTAACACGAGTACTAACAGCTAACCCCAATGAACCTAGTAGCTTTATAACATCATCTTTTAACCTACTTTCAGACTGAGCAAACTGCACAAAGGAACTGCCATGGTGATAACCATTGCTATCCATAAGCCCCCTAATTAGCTCCATTTTCTCTTCGTAGGTAGCGGTCATAAACATTTCAGGAACATGTTTACCACCACCCTCATATCTAGCTAACAGGTTAAGCTCCCTTAACTCTCCGTGTAGTGACCCATTATCTACCCCATGCTTGTATACGTCATACATGGTAGCTTTTTCGCACTTACTACTACCCTTAACCGGTACACATTGGTACCCTGCTGCATTAAAGTACTCTACCACTTCATAGTCCATAGTAGTTATACTAGCACTATAGCTCATACCGTCACCTAACCAGTACCCAAGTACATAAGGGTCTATAGTACTTGTAGCTCTAGTCCCTGTGTGTACTTCCCTCATCTTAGGGACTACTACCCTACGACCTGCCTGCAGGTGAGCGTACACGGTATCTGCATCAACAGTATGCCACTCTATTAACCTATGCTTAGTGCCAAAGACTTTAATTGTCCATAGGTGCTCCCCACCGGACTTAATTACTGTACTGTCACCAAATACCATATCATAGGCTTGCTTAGGGTACGCAATCTCATGGGCTTTAACTACGGTAGTTCCCTTACCATTAGACCCTACGATTACATCGCCATCTACAATATCACCCAACAGCTTAACAGAACCATCTATCATAGGAACATCAGTATTTATATCTAGCATAGTTCCTAATGAGTTACCACTTATACCACCACTAAAGCTCTTAGTACCTGTTAATGATTCAATCTCGTTATTCATTAAAGCTATCATATCAAAAGCACTGCTAGGAATAGGATTATAACTACCTTGCCAAATAGAGCTAACATCACCGTTATACTCGAAATTCTTGCCTTGTAGCAACTTCTTTCTATTAACTATGTCTAATGTACCTTTACGAATGCCGATTTGTCCATTATTGCTTTGTGCCATATTATCAATAATACCACGAATAATAGCAGTTTTAATTTTCTGATTATCACCAACTAATTCCGCATTTGCTTCACCAAACATTTGGAATGGTACTGCATTATAAGGCACAATAATGAATGGAGGCTTACCATCTGGATATGGATTGCCTTGTAATCTAATAATAGTATTACCAATCCATGCACATACAATAGCTTCTGCTTCTCCGTCTTCATCTACATCATAGTTACCCCAGTACTCGTGTACTATAAGTTTCTTACGAGGATTATCACCAAACTGATAACGTGTCTTATCCTCTGGACGATAGTCTGCATCATGAGTAGTTGTACCTAGTGAGCTCTCTACTCTTTCTAAATTCTTATATCTACCATCTTTACGTAATGTACTAATATCTGTCTCATATCTATAGATAATAAACTGGCATTTATCCATATCATCTTCGCATGTAGGGTCAATATAAATATCTTCGTTACGACATACTTTAGCAGTAGGTTGGTTCTTCTTAACGATAGTCTGTTCTACTTCTTCGGTAGTAATATACTCATTACCATATTCATCTATAGCTACTGTCTCTGTTTCTTCCATTACTTTGGAGTCTTCGTATTCCCAACCTGTCTGGATAACTACTGTACCCTGTACATCAAGAATACTAATAGCCTTATTCATAAAATTGTATCTATTAAACTTACGGCAGAACTGCGTATTTAGTAACAACTCATTTTGTCTAGCTGCTAATGTATCTTCTGCTGTAATAGGATGACATTTAATAACATCATTACTACTAACGAATGGATCTACTAGTGCTGGAATACTCCAGCTACTTTGCTTCTTAATCTCTCTACTAACTATCCTAGAACGACCTTCCACTTCATTGCCATAAGGCTCGCCATCATGCGCAGCTTTGTAGTCCGCTCTCTTTGAATCCCATAATTTTTTCGTAGTTTCAGCTGCCTTTAAATCTCGTTTAAGGGCTGTAAGTAGTTCGTGTTTATCAACTGCCATATTATTACCTTTAATCTTCCAGAGTTTCTTCTGTACGTTTTTCTAATTCATTGCGTAGATTCTTTTTAAACCACTCTGGTGTCTCTTTATCGAATAAGCCGATGTTAGTACAGAAATCCATAATATCAATAAACAGAGCCTCTTCTTCTCGCTGCTCTTCAATAAACCATTGAATAAACTGGTACACGTTATAGTCTTTCGCTGCATCTGCTGCCATACCAATAGCAGTAATTTCTGCCGTAGTTTTCTGCTCTATTTTAATTGCCGCTTTAACACAATCTTCTAGTACTGTAATAGTAAACTTAAATGCCTCTGTAGCATAAGGCTCTGGCATATAACCACTATCTAGTAGTAGTTTAATAAATCTATCTCGATGCATCAGTTCGTCGTCTGTTTGCTTCTTAAATAGCTTAGCCATTGCATTATAGCCATTGAACTTACACCAATTATGTAGGTGCAGATAGATAATAGAGTTAGTATTTTCATACATAATCTGTTTCTGGATTAGTGGTAATGTGGTAGAATCGATTTTCATGTGCACCCTTTAATTTAAACTTTTGACGTATTCTATCAATTTTTCTAATTGATCCCTAGTGTTTGCCCATCTACTCTTATTCTCTAGATGCAGCCGTAATAAATCGTACTCATCTCCACCATTAAATGGTAAAGGCTGTAATGGAGCAGCTAGTAATTGCGGTTGTGGCATTGGCTTAATTAAAGGACTCGTTGTATAACTGCACCCACTTATCATCAAACTTACATTTAGCAGGATTACTTTTTTGTACATTGTTAACTTCCTCGTTCTTAACTACTACCGCCTCTCTTCTCTTATCTTTCTTTGCTATTAACGCTTGAGCTAAATCAGCACCCAATTTATCTAGCATATTCTTTTGGATTAAAGTCTCATCTCTAATCTTATCTAATTCTGCTTTATGCTCTGCATTTACTTCAGCAAGTATACCACTGTATCGCCACTCTTGTACAGTTCCACCTATCCCCATACCTATTACTAACAGCATAAAATAATACACTTAAAAAGCTCCTTCATATTTCTTATAGCGAACCTTCATTATCTGCACTACATATTCCCTATTAATAGTATAGAAACTTTTACCGTAACCTTTAACAGCTGTTTTAGCTTTAAAGCTGGTACTCTCCGTATTACCCCACCATTTAGTATTATCACATCCTGGGGTATTATTACAAAGCATCCTGTCTTTCATCAATCCCCCTTGACCTCCATTATAAGCTGATAGGGTCATAGCGTATCGTTCATCGTCGTTAGTAGTATTCTTTATACTACTATTGATATTACGCATATAAACTACTAAACCACGCATCTGATATACAGGTTGATAAGGATTATCAAATGACCAGTTACCAAATAAGTCTTTATGTCTATCTCGTAACTCTTTAATAGTATCGAATTTACTAGTCTTGGTAAACTGACCAAAACCTACTCCCCACTCTCTATCCGTCTTTAACTCCGCCAGTGGAGACCAACATTTAGAGTGCTTCATACTAAGGCATGTTTCTTGTTCTATTTGTGCTGCTAGTAGTGTTAAATTTTTATTAGTTGGCCACTGTGCTGTAGCTTCTGACCTAAGTAACGGTAGGTAAACTTGAGCGTTACTTGGTAATGCTGCTAATACTGCATGGTCTGCTGCACTAACTATATTGTAAGTTAATGCAGCTAATATCGTTATTAGTGGGATAACCATAGCACTGAACCTACTACCATAGCCATTAATAAACCACTAACCCCTAAAAACACGTAACCTGCCCCTGAAGCAGTCTCTATAGCTTTAAGCATCACTTTTTCCATATCTAGGTAAGGAAATGCTATTTTGCGAGTTATATGACTTACAGCAGCTACAATAAGCATTACTGACATTGCTTGTAATACTGTTAATAGCATTGGTACATCTATCATTAGTATAAGAGTCGCTGGTATTAATAGTAAATAAAACCTAAAATCTGTACCAACATTCTTTAACATATCTTTCTTATTCATACTTAAAACTCCATCTTAATTTTTAATTGAGGCACACTCTCGTCTAAACCAGTACCGTTCTTATTGTAAGCTACTTGGTATTCTATTCCTACTAATAGATTACTACATTTGTACATAATAGAGGGCTGTGCTAGTAGTGCGTCATTACCTACTTCTAATTTGTATACTTCTGCCCATCCGTCGAAGTACAGATACTCTGTTAAAGGAAAAGCGGTAAATGTAAATAAATGTAGCCCATCTCCGTAGTAGTTTGATGATAATCTACCTAGATCTACTCCCCACTTATAGTCTTTAGTCAAAGCTGAGAATCCTATACCTAATACTGCGTTAGATATATTGTTACTACTTTGCAGCTGTGCAGCTAGATGTGTACCTTTACCTAGATGTCCTAGCATTCTAGTGTTTACTCTGGTACTACCATCGTTGAATGAACTTATATCTGCTCTTCCGTAGAACATTCCATACTTACCTGCTTCTGTGGCATCAAATCTGGCTGTGCTACGACTTTCGTCTCCTGTAGCATAACCACTGCCATAAAGCAGGTAAGTAGTCACTTGAGCAGCATCAGCCTCGTTAGGCGTTATTAGTGTAGCCCAAAATACTATTGTGGCTGCTAATAACTGTAATATAAATTCCATATTATCCTCTTACTTTTGGTGTTTATTTACATCGTAATCGCAAGACACATGCACCTGCTGTGAAGGCAGCTTTTTTGTTATTGTCTTTATAGGATTTATTTTATACGTAGCTATTGGTGTATATAAATAATTACCAACTTGCAACGAGTTAGGTACTATCTTATGAAATGTCATTACTTTTTCAAATCCTGCATCTAGCAGGTAAAAATCTGGCTGTGGTAAAACTAATTCTCCATATATACTGTTGTAATCCATGAACCCATCTTCATCATGCCATCTATTTTGTACATGTATTTCTAAAGCCCTGCTAGACTTGATGTATCTAGTAAATTCTATCTCCCTAGTCGTGCATGTACTAAAACTATTGCCTACAGGCTCTACTGTTAAAGGGTCTGGGTCCACTACCCAGTATGCTACAGTAGCTACTGCAAGTACCATAAATGTCAATATTAATCTATTTACCCACTCAAGCATCTTTGTTTGCTTATCAATATTAGGCATTTACACCTCCTAGTATACTTAATACTTTTACACCATACCCCGACATTAAGAAACTAATTACAGTTGCACCACCTAATAAATACTTTACTGCATTATTTACTGTAGCAGATAAAGCTACAACACTAGCAGTTAACTTATCAAAGTCTGCTTTAAGAGTAAGATGCTTATCAACAATAGTATCAATTCGATGAGTAAACTTTTGGTCTAGTAGCTCAACCTTTCCTTTTATATCTACGTATGAGGTACCTACACTATCACTCATTTTATACTCCTATACTCTTTTCACAGTGACTCGGGTCGATTTTATCAAGCAACCAACACAGCCACACTGCCCAACACTCACGGTCGGTATTATTTTGGCTATGTCTACCTGCTCTAGAACTAATCGTTTCATCTTCGTTACCATTTATAGTAGTATTAGCTAATTGGTCTAAACTTACTGCTAGTTTCCAAGACACGCTAGGGTTTACTACAAAATACCATACATACCTTAAGCCCCAGTATGTAAACGTTACTATGGCTAGTAAGAGCACAATAACTAATACTAATCTTTGCATACATCACCCATTAAGTATTTTTAATAAGTACTAGTTTACCATACTCTGGGAAATAGCAGTACTGTAGATTAGATTTAGATAAGGTCCAGAAGGCATCTTCTAACGTTTCCACTAAAGGTTCACCACCTAAGTTAAATGACGTGTTGAATAGTAGAGGTATACCACTTACCTTCTCGTACTCCTGAATTAAGTCGTAGTAGTTACTATTCTGCTCAGCGGTAACTGTTTGAATACGGCATGTATTATCTTCATGTATTACTGATGGGATTTTTTCAGCTACCCCGTCTAAGCAGTTAACCGCATACATCATGTGAGGTGATGAAGACATGCCTCGTAAGTCAAACCACTTGTCAGCCTTATCGGCTAGCACAGAAGCAGCAAATGGACGGAAGTATTCTCTACGCTTAATTAAGTTAACATAGTCTTTGCCATCTTTAAATGTAGGGTCAAATAACACACTTCTATTCCCTAATGCCCTAGGACCATTCTCAGACCTACCTTGATACATACATACTATGTTCTTAGCTATAAGTAAATCTACAATCTCTTTATTAGTTATATTCGAGATGACTTGTGCATTAAACTTAGTAGCCATTGTGTCAAAATCAGCATCTGAGTAATGATACTGCGGACCTAGATAAAGAGAGTCTAATTTAGGGCGTGTAGCTGTGTCCTGTGGGGTATTTTCATAATAAAATAGTAAAGCTGCACCTATTGCTGTACCACCATCATTACTAATGGGCTCAACATACAACTCAATACCAAGTTCATTTAACTTAGTTAGATAGTAATAGTTAGCCACACAATTCAACCCATACCCACCTGATAGGACTACTTTACTATTACCAGTTAAGTTTACCGCTTGTAGTATACAAGCTAAAGCCGCGTCTTGAGATTCCCTTTGTACCCAGTAAGCAGCATCCCTACGAGACTGTAAAAGTGTTGCATCTTTTCCTTGTTCTACTACCTCTGCTAGGGCCGGGTATAACATACTGTTTAAGATAGCCGCATTAGGGTAAGTAGGTAAAATTACATCTCTTGATACTAATGGGATACTCGTATTTGCAAGCATCATAGCAGGGATACCTTGGTTTTCTCTGCCGTAGGGGGATAGTCCCATTGTTTTACCTGCTTCAATTGCGTGGAATCCACAAAACTGAGTTACTGCTTCATAGGCTTTTACAATACCTGCCCTATCTGAAACGACTACTGTAGTTGTAGAGTTAGGCTCGCCAAAGAATTCACCACTGCCTTTTTGGGTATACGTAGGGATAGGCTCACGACACCCTAGGTGCTTAAACACGGTCTGTATACCATTAGTATAAGAACAATCTAAAATAGACTCAACTTCCCATAGCACGTTACCAGAGTTGTCATTAAAAGCACTACCTGCGCCATCAATAACTACTGCTGCTGCTTTATCAAAACCAGAGTTATAGAAAGCTACAGCTGCATGAGTTGCATGGTGACGTAATGACATATCAATTACTTGGGGGTGATTACGAACATCTTTAATAGTACGATCAATTAGTCCAAACTTACGTGCTAAACCTGTGTAAGTATCATCGCCTGTATACTCTACTATGCCTGCAGTAGAGTTGCCACCGCGCAGTGCTTGCGTATGTACTGTAACGACAAAATCTACTTTGTCTGTGTATTCTAAGACTTTCTTAATAGCTGCATAAGGAGAACCATCATATTTATATCTAGAGAGGCGTTCCTCTTCTAAGCTAAACACTATTTTCCCATCTTTAAGTAAGCATACTCCTGCATTATGTCCTCTAGAAACACCTAAGATGTACCCTGTAGTATTACTATGCATATTATGCCCCCATCTTGTTTTGTAATGTTTTAATAACTTGCTGTACCTGTTGGTCTGTCATGTTCATTAGGTTTTCATTATTACGCTCAATCATAGCATCGCTGTTAACACGTATAGGCGAATAGATACGACGACCTACCCCAAGGTCTACAACTGTAAAATTACTATTTTCAGGGTAGGTAATATTTTCAGGATAGGTAGCACCGATAACTACTGTGGCAGGTATATCCATAGCATTAGCAAAGTGCTGCCCTGCAGAATCACAGCCAATAAAATAATTAGCTTTACTAATTATACTAGCCCAATGTAGCATGCTGGCATTATTTAATATTGCTGCTTGCATAGGCTCTTTAGTTGGGATGTCTATATTAGTCATTAATATTACGGCGTAATCTTTAGTGAGTGCTTTAGTGATAGTAATAATATCTTTATGTTCAAAACTGCGGCCTGATGGATCTACTAAAACACCACTATCTACTTTAGCACTAGAGCCTAGTGGCTGGAATACTATTACTTTAGACTTACCTGTATCTTTTTTAATCTGGCTTATAATGCTCTCTGCATAGGCATCTTCTGTCTTAGACGGTACAAGATTGAAAGACTTGCTAGCTGGTACAGCTTTAGGTGGTTGCTTATAGTTAATAAGCATATCAAATGCTTGAATTAAATTAGCCTTCTGATTGAAGTAAGCATTGAGTCGGTAAGGCTCAGGGCTTATGATTTCATGGTTCTTAAGTAGCTTAAGCATATCTTTATGATCTGCTGGATAGACGTTATTGCGTAAGACAGGACTTAAAGCATAAATTTCTGGCCACGCCTCAGCAACAATAATTACAGACTGGTCTGTATTTTTAGCATAATACTCTAGCGCTGGCAGTGCACAAAGTATGCGTCCTATACCACCATTAATAAAAAAAGCTCTTCTCATATAAAATTCCCCACTTTTCGCTAAAAACATGTAAGTATTTTAACAAAAAAATTAGGAATTTTCAGTAGTTTTTCACGATAAACCTAGACAAATTTATCGTGAATTTACTATCTTTTCTACCTATAAACTACAAGTAGTTGTTTTCATGTATATTAATCTGTGATAAAAAACTTGTTGCGCTGTGTAGCAAACCATATAGCAAACTCCATCCACTCATCAGCAGTAATAGGCATAACTACACCGTTACTAAACTGGACAACTGTCTTAGCAATAGCTTTAGCCATTACACCTACAGTAATAGAGGTTACCGTATTTTGGTCTTCTACTTGTAAAGCCACTGCGTACTCTACCCCGTTAAGTGTGTAAGTACCAACTTTATCTGCTTTAGGTTTACTAATAGTTTCTACTGTAGTTGTTACCGTAGAAGTAGCTGCATTAAATATTTGGGTGAATGCATATTCTGATACTAGTTCAGCATAGGCAGCTTTAAGTTCTTCTGTAGCGAGTTCAATATCTGTGTACTGTGCTAACAAGATAAACGCAAATATGGGCTCTTTAGCAGAAGTTACAGTACCATAGCGGTACATGTCTACTGGGTCATCCTTAAAAGCACCAGTTTTAGCAGATGCAGCTAGCACATGGTCTGTGTTCCAATCTACTCGTACATAGAACTTAATTGGGAGGTCTACTGAAAGAGTCTTAGCGACTCCTCCAATTTCATAGTTGATAGTTGTCATGATTTATTCCTTACTTGTAAGATACACGAATTAAGCCCGAAGCACCACGGTCTCCATAGTAGCTGTCATAAGACCCACAGAAATATGCAGAAGGTACACCACCCATCCCAGGAAAGCGTCCAGGCTCTAAAGAGTAGCTAGTTCTACAGCTTTCCCACGTACAACCCCAGCCATAGCACTGAGAGACATGCCCACAATGTCCCGTCATAGATAGACTATGATCTAACTTAATTCCACGGTTACTATGCTTGCCATAGTAGTATCCCCCACAGCACTGTTTAGTACTGCCAATAGAAGAAGGTACTTTAGCGATTACTGCTATTTTGTTTGCAGAGGTTACTTTACCTACACCACAGGCACCATCATGACGATAGCGTTGGCCTGTACCTTCACCGCCAGTAGGATTGCCTTGGTCACAGGTACATACCCACATTGTGGTATTATTATATGTTGCAGGGAAAGAAGGATAGTAGGTACAATAAAATGTAGCATCACTGCATAGACCATTCTGACCACCACAAGACATAATACAAGTAGAGTTAGCACCGCATACAAATGAGTTACAGCCATTTTGGTTGGTGTATGAGTAACAACTACCTTGTGTCAATGCACCCCCTGCACATAACGTGTAAGTCTGTCCAGCAGTTACATTCATACGTACATAAGTATACTCACCATTACCACCAGGGGCACCTAAAGCGTAGCAAGTACCATGGTTACAGCCTGCGCTATTACCACCACCTCCCCAAATCTGGAATTCAGCTTCTGTAGCACCAGTAGGAACAGTCCATAGGCAACACAGACCTGCTGCGCTACAGTAGCGACCATCACATACATCACCACCTACTACTAGAGTGGTTACGCCGGTCTTCCCGAATAGTAATGTACTTGAATCAGGTAGTACAGGTGCATAGGAAGTACCACTATTCCAATAAGATATTGTAGGAACAGCTACTGATAGTGCAGTAAAGTCAACTACGCCGGAGTCAGTTACTGTTAGGACTTTACCAATATCGGTGGTTACTGCAGCTGTCGGTAAAGTGAACCCAGAATCTATAATTGTAGTACCATCCGATTGTAGTATCTTACCTGCTATAGGCAGTGTAGCAGGTAAAGGAAGTACAGCCTTGTATATTAGCTTACCGGTGCCATCAACTACAAGTGTCTTTCCAGCATCTGTAGTTTCTACAGAAGTTGGAAATTTAAGTGCGCTTAATACCACCTTATCAGCTTCCTTGACGATAAGCACCTTACCTGCATCAGCATCAGCTGCACTAGAAGGTAGCATAATAGCGCTGTTAGAGTTTAACGAAAATGTTGCAAAACGTCCCATCTTTATTGCTCCTTTTAAGCGATTTCTGTAATACCAAACACGAAGGCGTTTAAGCCACCTACAATGCCTGACTTGATGTAAATAGCCTCACCAGCTGATAGCGTAAGGGCGGTGCGCTCTAATACACCTGCATTTGGAATTCGTACACCCCATTCAATGGCATCATTATCTTGAATAGCCGCACGTGTCATCTGCGCAGCTAGTACAATACCTGTACCCGCAGAAACAGTTACTGTAGGTGCTGACGTGTAATTGTTACCTGCAGCATCAACAGCAATCATATTGATACCGTAGAAAATATCAGCTATAGTTACCGTGAAGTCAACTCCTGTACCACCCGTAACAGTAATTGCCGTATCTGTTGCCACCGCACCTGTAATGATGCTTGTGTACGCACCTGCAGTTGAAATAGTAGTAGCTGTCACCGCACCATCGCCGTCTACCGCTGTTACAGTTAGTTTTGCTGCCGTACCTTCACCGCCTATTAGTGTTAACACATCTCCGATAGTGTAACCTGTACCTCCAGTGTTTATATTATATTCAGTCAACTTTACGCTAGAAACGGACACTTCCGCGCCTGAACCTGTACCAGCAACCGTCAATGTCGGTATACTTACTAAACCTGTACCACCGGCTGCGACATTTATAGCAGCTACTTCTAAATCATTAGAAGATGACAATGCAACAGATACTGTATTTACTGCTTCACTGGTATTTGTTATAGCTACCGTACATACCGCTTTTCTAGCAGTAGGTACAACGTATAGTAACGTGTACTCAGTGGAAATAGGGGTAATTTTACCTAAAATTCCCATTAAAAACTCCTTATATGTGTGCTAAAAAGAAATGCTTGTATAGTGAGCCATCTGCAGCTTGTTGTTGTGCTTCCGCAGCAGCACTTGATAGTGCTTCAACAGCATCATCTACAGTTGCTTTAAGCGCTGTTAACTTATCACTGACAGCCAAAATAGCTTCAGTTTTGTTAGAGGCTATCACAGCACTAGTTTGTACCAAGGTAGTACTTGCGTATGACGACATATCATTTTTAACGTTTACAATATATGTTTCAGCGTCATCTCTTGTGTCTATGATAAAAGTCTTAGCGCTATCTTTAGTCTGAGTGATATACGCTTCAGCACTATTTCTTGAACTTGTGATAAAAGTATCAGCACTATTTCTTGTGTCTGTGATATATGCTTCAGCATTATCTTTAGCTTGCGTGATAAAAGTATCAGAAGCTACGCGCTTGTCTTCAATGTTCTGCATAGAAGTAGTTACTAGTATGTCTGCAGATGCTGTCATCAAGGCTATTTTATCGTCAACCTTCTTAACAAACGCTGCAAGCTCTGCTGTAGTGTCTATGTTCATTGCTGCTGTCAACTCGGTGGCAAGGGTAGTCAATTCTGCCATCTTAACATCACCCATCTCAACAACTTCATATACAGTAGCACGGCCACCAATACGATCTAATGCTGTACCTAAATACGCTAACTCTTCTGGAGTAGCATTGCCAGCTGATAGAGTGACCTTATCTTTTATTGCTTGAACTGCCGATAGTAGTGATGCAGCCATCTATATCTCCTTATCTAAAAATGTGCTAAGTTAAAAGCCTAATAGAGCTAATCTCTTAACTCTCTTTAATGCAGGTGCAGAAGCCTCAACTACTTTATCTACTAAGATATTCTCTACTTCTGAGTCTGTCATGATAATATTTTTAACTGAAGTAGGTATACTTGTTTTTATATCTTTTATATCATTACCTACTTCAGTAGCAAAGTTAGTTAAGTTCTGTTCTAGTGTCATGTTGTCTTAGCTGCAGTATATATACTTACTAGATTCTGGTCTGTATTACCCACTGCCGTAGCTAAGCCTAATAACGCAGTAGTAGAAGCAGCATTAATGTTAATACGAGCCTGCTCTTGCTGTGCTGACGTAAATGTTTGTACACTGTCTACATCTACTTTCTTACTAAGTTTATCTACAATATTACCAGCAATACCCTCACCAGATAAGTAATCTGCTAACTCTTTAATAGTATCTAATGCAGAAGGGGCAATACCACCTAATACTTTAGTCTCTAAAGTAGCTAGTAGCTCTGAAATTTTTGCGATAGAGTACGTTTTATTTGTAGTAGTAGTAAGTGCGGTATCACTAATAATATCTGTACTGGCAGCAACTACTGTAATAGCGTCTTTTAATACAGCTAAAGCCTGTACTACTGTCTTATCGCCTGTAGCACCTACTGCAGTAGCTACGTTAGCTGTACCACCACCTAATATACTATTAAGTGTTTTTATATCGGTACCAACTATGGTAGCAAAATCATTTAACCGTTGTTCTAAATTTGCCATTATAAACCTCTAGCTGTTATATATGTTAATTGTATATTAAAATCAGATTTTTGTAAATAAGCCTCAAATGACAAGGAATCTAACCACTCCTGTGGTGTGCCTACGAATCCTGCGGCTAAGGCTACTTCATAAGCTGATTTACCTGAACCGTCTATTCCGCTTAAGTTAGTCCACACTAATTCTCTTACTGCCTGTGCATTGTTACTTCTAATGAGTACTTGCCCTGGGTAACCATCTGTGGCTACGAAAGGACGTAACGGCAATTCCTTCTGTACAAACGTGTTAAAATCCGCCATTTAAGCTGCCTCCCCTATTGATAGCTGAAGTGTACCTGAAGTATTAGAACCAACAAACGCGGTATCTGATACCCCTAAGTAAGCTCCGTACTGGTTGTAACTACCGTCACTATTGGCTATGTAGTATCCACCCTCTACGTTGTTATTATTACTTTGTAAGGCAAGCATACCACCACCTACTAACTGGCAACTAGTTTTACTAATATTAGTAACTATAGTACCTATAGGGGCTACTCTACTAAATGCAGGGAAAGTAATTACCCTAGTAGTAAACCCTCCTACTGAATAAGTACTACTACCATCTATAGTACTGCCTATTAATAAAGCTTCATTCTGTAATGATATAGAACTAAAGTAAGCACTACCTTTACTCATAGAATCATTAATTGCTAATGATCTAGTCCATATCTTACCTGAACCTGCCCAGTTTCCTGTCCAAGTGCCTATGCTAGCATTAAGCATAGGAGCTATAAATAACCTCTGTGTGCTATTTATAGTAACCGTATAGTTGATACCTACCTCACTACTAATAAGTCTTCCTGTATGGCTTATACTTAGCACTGCAGTAGGAGAAGTAGAAGATATTTTTACTAGACCTGACTTTGTGGTAGATGAACCATTACTACTCTTAGTAGCAGTTATTGCATAGTTAGTTCCTGAATCTACATAACTACTACTAGTTATAGTAACTTGCTTACTTAATTCATACATATTACTATAAGGAGTAGTACCACCATTTATTAAATACTCGATAGAGCTAAAATCTGTTACATTACTTGTCACTGTAATAGCATCCCCACTCTTAGCAGCTGCTGTACCACTAATGTAGTTAGTGACTATACTGTCTATTACTGGCTTATTTTGGTCTATATCAACTACTACTGTATTAAATTCATTACCGTAAGTGCCTAGTTGGTTACTGGCTTTTAACGTGAATAAACTACTAACTGTGGTACTTCCTACTACTAGATAAACGACTGCAGTACCATTAACTACATTAAAATCTATAGGACTACTAGCTGCGCCTATACCTAATAAAGTAATTTTAGTGGCTGAAGGCTCTGTAGTAATCGTAGCTTTAATAATGTCACCTTGCTTTAACGATGTTTGACTATTAGGGTAACTACCTAAAACTGCTGAGATAATTCTTGGCCCTACCGTAGCTAAATTAGCCTTGCAGTTTGCTACAGCACCTGAATTTGTAACTACTGTAATTGTATCTGTATTACTTATGTCTATTTCTGCCGTGGCTGTGAACCACCTAATAGTACTAGTTTCTTCTACTGTAGCATTTACACCATTAATAGTGACTGTGGGAGAATAAGTTTTTGTATTACCATTAAGCTCTACTGTGACTGTAACTAAGTTAGTGTCTGAAGTAAATTCTTTAACTACCTTACTGTGAGGTACAGTATCTTCATATAGTTTATTACCCACTATGCCTGAGCTAGTTGGTACTACCCCTGTTATAAATACTACATCTGGTGGAGGTGGGCTATCACCCTTATCCCCTTTAGGCCCTGTAAACATAGCAGCTAGGGAGGTAGGTATAGTAACAGCGTCTTCATTTACAAAGTCTATTGTTACTAGCGATTTAGATGAGCGCATATCTACAGAAAATTCTTTAATGGGGGCAGTGTAGAACTCGCCAGTACTATATACAGTAGTTGGCGGTGCTTCATCTACGTTAAGAACTACTTCCATAATATACTTTGGAATCATTCTAGTTTCTTTTAGTAAAAAACTAGAAGGAGTGTTCGTATAGAACTCTTCTATATCTAATATATATTTTGGTTGAATTAAAATATCAGACATTATCAGAAACCTTTAGTAATAGTAACTGCCGCTGGAGTAGAACTAATTATCTCACCTTCTGGTGATGTGAGCTTAATATTGAAGTACTGGGTACCTAAAGGCCATGCAGTAGTATCTAACTTTGTATGAGTAAATGTCTGCTCTGCAGTACTTACCCAAGTAGTATCTATATTTGCTATCAAATCACCGTTAGCTCTTTTTACAGCACTAGAAATATCCCACCCAACCACATTTACTAGCTCACCATCAATAGTTTTAACTGACGCTTTACCTACATACACCCAAGAATCCCCTTGCCTATGAGAAGCTGCCATTTTATACTCCTATATTTTTCACAATAGTCTTTATCTAAGTTGTCTAGCAACCAACACAGCCACACACTCACGGTCGGTATTATTTTGGCTATGTCTACCTGCTCTAGAACTAATCGTTTCATCTTCGTTACCATTAAATGCACTGTTAGCTAATTGGTCAGCAGATACTGCCAGCTTCCACGCTTGAACTGGAGCGAATGCCACAGCCCAGACATACTTTAAAGCCCACCAAACCACTGCCAGCAATAGCAGTGGAAGTAAAGCTATAAGGGTTAAGCGTTTAGTAACTGATTGCATTTACGGTAGCCATATCAGTTGCGGCTTACAAGCCTAGCTCTGCACGCTGAGTCTTGCCATGCTGTCTACATTCTTCGACATAAGCCCCAAAAGCTAGTAACGCTTCTTGCTCGCCAGCTAGAAAAGTGTAAGCCCCTAAGGCAACCCCTACACCAATGCGAGAAAAGTATTGCTCATCTTCGATACTGTACTTGCTGCGGATACGGTTTTGTACATCCTCGGTAATTAACTTTACTGCCCTAGAATTAGCTTTAATTAGCTCACGTAATTCATCAGTTAGTGTTACAGCACTAAAGTTAATGCTCGTCGGCTGTGTCGGAACGACATAACCCTCAGGAACACTTAGGTAGGTTACCCCGCCTATCGTGCATAGCTCTAAGGGGTGAGCAGTGTTTCCGCTACTCTCGTCCTCACGGGGGGTAAAACCAGTCACAGAGCCGTTAGCACCATGGATTACCTGCTTCTCATATTTATAAATAGTTGACATTTTCTAATTCCTCATCGTTTTAGTAGGCTTTGTGGTAACTGAGTACCCGACGCTAAAGCTAGGTTTAGCATCTTTGAATAGCTGGCTGTGGCTTTCGCGTGCCCAAGACAGCTAATAATGCTTTCGGTTTTACCTCTTCTGACTGCTCGCTTAAAAGTTAGTAGAGAGTGCTTACGGATAAACCGCGTCCTGCGCCACGTCCTAAACCCACAAAAGTTAACGCCGCGCTGGGTTTTTGTGATTCCATACTTAGACAATTCGAGCTTTAACTCAGTCGCTAGAAAACTCCTAATTTTGGTTAGTAATTCGTGCGCCTCAGTTTTTGTCAAGTCGAAAATAATAAAGTCATCGACATATCTCACATACTTTTTAACACCTAGCTCGCGCTTAACAAAATGGTCTAAAGCATTCAAGTATACGAGCGCGGACACTTGACTCATCAGATTACCTATCGGTATGCCAGTTCCTTCATAGTCTGTGAACTGTTCGAGTAAACACAACACGCGCTTGTCTTTAATCTTCTTCTTCCATAAAGCCAGCAGAATGGTACGATCAATTCTATAAAAGAACTTTCGTATATCCATCTGCAGCGTATAACTGTCAACACCAGACTCTCGCAAATACTGCTGAACTTTATTCGATGCTTTATGTGTACCGTAACCTAGCCTACAGCCGAAGCTATCTACCAAGAAGGTCTTATCCATAAGCGGATATAGTGTGGCATACATCGCACGCTGAACGACAACATCGCGGAAGTGCGGCGCATGAATCACCCTTGGCTTAGGCTCAAACACCTCGAAAGACTTGTACGGTCTAGGTGTGTATGTTCCAGCCTCAAGTTCTTCTAACAATTCTTGTAAGTTCGCCCCTAAGTTACGCTCAAAAGCCATCACACTATACTTGCAGCGTTTGCCAGTTCTTGTGCTGACATACGCACTGTGAAGCGCATCTAGCGTAAACATAGAATCAAATAATCCCCCGACCCGTTTAGGCATGATTGACATTCTCCGAAGATACTAGAAAACCATTCCAAGCAGATTTCGCCATAATGCAGGAAGCACATACCCCTATGTTGCCAGTGTACTCATTAAGAGTTGTCAGGAGTTTGGCAAAATAGTCGGCACACCGAAAGCCAATGTCGTCGTTGGCATTCGTGCGATAGTTGTTCCAGTTGCGGAAGAACACCCCCGCTTTCGCGGCGTTGTTCCAGTTCCCAGACGCTAGTACGTGATACATTTAATATGCACTCCCTATAAACCGTTATCTTTTTGAGATAACGACTTAATCCATCCACCGATCATCGCCCCTAGCTCATTGACTAGGCACGACACGGCTGTATATCTGCGCAAAGCCTCACTTTCGCTACGCTCACGCTTACTGTCTTTGTATTGAAAATAGCCAAGCTCGAAAGCTAAGTTAATCAATGTTCTTAATTTTTCGTGCTCAATATCCAGTTTTGTTAGGCTGGTTTTGTTCTGGTACTTTTTATGGCATTCGACTAACCCACCTAATACTGTATACATAGAGTTACGCACTTGCTGCGAAAGCGCGTACTTCTCGTGCCGTGGGAAATGCTGCAAATTAATGTGCATTTGCTTGACTAAGTCCCTAGCCTTGAGCATTATTTCAGCCTCATGGTTAACTCGCACTTTAACCCCTTGCCATTAAGGGTGTCGCTATCGCTCCACCCACATAGTTACGATCCATAGGCGGCACACCGAAAGCCAACGTCGACGTTGGCATTCGCGCGATAGACGCTCCAGAAGCGGAAGAACACCCCCGCACCCGCGGCGACGCCCCAGCTCCCAGACGCCATGGGGACTTGGTTCGCACTACCATACTGGTAACAGCCATCAGCACCAAATTGGTTTG